CCCACTTGAGGATGAAAGATATGCAAGCAAAGGCTGTTGTTGCGTTCATTGGTGAAAAAGACCCGTTGAGAAAAAATGAACTAAAGCGATTCGTTCAGTTTGCAAACCGCGACGGAACGACCAAAGGTGAGGAGTCACTCCGCGAATGGGGAGTAGACAAGGATACAGTGCTAAGTTGGGCGGAGGGATTGTGATGGCAGAGCAAAAAGGTAGAGTCAGAAGATTATTGGATTCAATTGGAAATCCATTCCGTAGAAGAAGCACACCAGAGCCCTCCATGCCCCTGTGGACTACGGGTATTCAAGAGCCGGTACTGGTTCAAGGTATTACAATTCCAGCACTGTATGCAGTGGCCAATGAGAATCTAATTCTTCGCACTGTACTGAGCACTCTTCAACAGGAAATTTTTCGCAGAGGTTACTATTGGGAAAAGGCATTTCACAAGAAGTGTTTGGATTGCGATGAAGAGTATCAGCACGATGTAGAAGAGTGCCAACATTGCCCTAGCAGCAATTTAGTTGGGCCTGATATGAACCAATTGGTTTACCCAAAGTGGTTGATTGAACAACGAAACAGTATGGAACAGACGTTTATGGATGTGCTTCGTGAAATTGAATATGACCTCAACATCACTGATGATGCGTTTTTGGTCTTGGTCAAAGAGTACTATATCGACCCCGAAAGCAATGAAGTTCAATTCTATCGAATTAAGGAAATTATCCGTGGCGACCCTATCTTCATGCGCATTATTGCTGACAAGCGTGGTGTTAGAGGTGGGCGGTTCAGAGTTTGTCCTGTACACCGAAATGAAGTGCATGCT